AGAAAGATTAATGATAAAAGCAGGATATACACCAAATGGAAAAGGAGCAAATGAACCATTAGATAAAGAAAATATAAATTTTAGAACTAATAAAATGATAGATGATAGTTTTGCAGGACGTATAAATGGAAATATTAATTATATTTATCAAGAACCACCTACTTATGATGAAACAAAGATAACAAAAGAAGGAGATAGGATAAGTTATGAAAATAATAGATTAGATAGTTCAATATTATCAGGATTAAAATCAAATGATTTTAATATTACTGTAAATCCAATAAAATAATATAAAGTAAATATTAATTTATAAAATATAGAAATGTTACAAAATTTATTAGATACTAAAAAAGAATATTTAGAATTGTTTCAAGATTTATTAGCAACACCTATATCAGAAAGATTATATAATTTATATAAAGAATGTCAAAAACAAGGTTTAAGAGAATTTCAGAATATACTTGGACAAATTCCTAATTGGAATAATTTTATAATAGAGAAAGAAACAAAGAATATAATAACAAAAACAAAATGTACTTATTTACAAAAATTATTAAAAGCTATCATTAGTTTAAGTTTAGAGATTAAGTTTTATCCTAAATTAAAAAAAATGAAAAAAATATACATTAAATATCCATCATTAGATGATTATATACATAAATGTTATATAAATGCTTCAATTTTTGCATGGAAACATTCTTATTTATTTTCACAAAATAATTTAAAACCAGCAGAGATACAAAATAATATTAATATAATAGAAAGTAATATCCATAAAATTGTAGCAAAAACTATAATACAATGTATAAATTTAAAAGAAGTATTAGATCTATTAGAAGAAAAAAATAAAAAGAAAAAGATGAAAACAGAAGATATTTTTATGAATTATAAAAAAGGTAATAATAAACATCATAAAAATGATATAAAATTGAAAGATATAAAAGATAAAAAATATAATCAAAATAGTGAAACTGGGAACATAAATAACGATATAAATGATTATTCTATAATAGATACTAATGAAATAGATGTAAATGATAATGAAATACCTATAAAAGATAATAATGAGACACTTATAATGGATACAAATGGAATATCTATAATAGATACAAATGGTATAGATACAAATGATAATGAAATATCAACAACATATACTAATGAAATACCAATATCAGATGCAAATAAGATACCTATAACACATACAAATAGAATACTAACAAGATATAATAATGAAATAAATAATAATAATGAAGAAGAAAATAATAATGATTGTGAACCAACCAATAATGAAGAAGCTTCAAATGAAGAAGCTTCAAATGAAGAAGCTTCAAATGAAGAAGCTTCAAATGATGAAAATGAAAGTGAAAATGAAAGTGATGATGAAGAAGTAAATAACGAAACAAACATTAAAAAACAACATTATAATGAAGAAAGTAATGAAAAAGAATATGATAATCAAAGTAAAAATGAAGTGTATAATAAAAAAAATGAATTTACTGAAGATAATTTTAAATTTCAAAATGATAATTCATCAGATGAAATAGATAGTGATGTTTCTTCAATTGATTTTAATATATCAAATGAGGATACAAAAATAATAAATATTAAAGGTAATAAAAAATTCTTTTAACTTTATCTAAAAGCCATTGTTTTTTTAACTTTTATTTCCTTTTTCTTTTTAGTGAAAACACCCATATCAAATGGTTCATCATCATGTTCTTCATCATTGTGAAGTCCCATTTCTTGTCTTTGCTCTTCTAAATTTTGTAATTCCCATAAATCATTTCCACACATTTTAAAATTAACATCATTTGCTTTATACCAAAATACCTGATCTTCTAACTTATTACTTTGTATTTTATTATCTATGACTAAACATTCAAAGTTTTCAGTAGTTTGATTCATAACTTGATTAAAAACTTCAAAAGATGGAAACATTCCAGCATAATGATCATAAATTTTTTGTTTTTCTCTAATTATATTATTCCTAAATAAAAATATATAATCAATATTATTTCTTAATACAGGTGGTAAGCCTAATGCGTGCTGCATTGTTATTAGAAAAAAAATTTTATAATGTCTTCCATTCATAAATATAGAACGAATATTGATATTATTAATCCATCTTTTATCATATAAACAATCATCTAAAATTAAAAAAGCTCTTGCATCAATTTGTGATGAACCTGATCTTTTAAGTTCTTTTTTTCTTTGTGTAGAAATATTTATTTGTCTATCCAAAAATTTTTTAATGACAGCATCTTCACATTCATCATATATTAACATTTTTGGTATAAATTTTTCAAAATATCCATTTGCTCTTTCAGTAGGACTAACAACTATTCCTACAGGAATATCTCTATGATGATTTAAAATATCCTTCATGCAATAAGATTTACCAGTATTTCTTTTTCCTATAAAAACCACTACTGAATCTGCATTAATTCTTGAAGGGTCAAATTTTTTTAATTCTAATTTCATTCTTAATATTATAAGTATTATATTTTTATATAATATGATTAATCATTATAAGGATAAAAACCAGTTTTAATATTATCAGGTATTTTCTTTAATATTAAAGGATCTATAGTTATTTCAGATAACTCAACATTACCTCCTGATGATTTTACTTTATCATCTTTAAAAGAAGAATTAAATAAATACATAATTATAGAAATGATAATAAATAATAATGCAAATGTACCTAAATTTGATGATGAATACATATTTGAAATATTATATTCTGTTGGATTTTTTTTATATTCATTATTTTGCATTATTAAATAAATAACTAATGAAATACAAAAGGACAATATCAAATACATATTTCTAATAAATTAATATTATTAGTTTTTATATATTTATAAAAATAAGATTGATTTAATTAGAATAAGCAAGACCTCCCATACCTGACATTATACGAAGAACATTATAATTTACAGCATATACTGATATAGTTCCTGCAATAGAAGAAGAAACTGATAATACTGCTGTGTCAATACGAGACATATTTAATGTTCCTGATGGTTGATGCTCTTCTGGTTTAAGAGCAAATGAATAAACATTGATACCATTATTATAAAGTGAAGGAGTATTTTCATGATGTTGATATGGTTGAACTAAGGTAAAATATGAACCATTACGTTCAGTAAAACGATCATTTCCATTTAATTGTATTTTAGCTTTCATTACTGGATTTTCACTAATTTCATATACATTGGTGAAATTTGAATTAAGAGCTGTATTAGTAGTGAAATTATTCCAATAAGTAGATGAATTACCAGTATTACGAATGGTCCATATAATTTCTTTACAAGGATGGTTAAAAGTCATACGAACGCTTTTCATTGAATTTTCATCAGTACTTGCTGTTATAGAATCACTTCCTGTGAATTGTAATTGTTCAATAAGGTATTCATGTGATAATTGTGCAAATCTTCTACGTTCATCAGTATCAAGGAATATGTAATCAACCCATAGACCAACACTGTTTAATTGTAAATCAGATGCAGTTCCTGATAAAACACTATTGTTATATGGTCTTAATTGGGTAGTTTTGTCATTTGCTAAAAGATACATATTATCATCTGCAAAATTGGTAAAATTAGTAGAACTATTATCTACAAGTTCAGCAGCAGTTGCATATGATATATTAATTTTAACTTCATGATATTGAAGTGCAATAAGTGGGAGAGCCAAACCAATATTTCTACAGAACCAAAATTCAAGAGGAACATGAAATTTATATCCCTCTTGAGGATTTAACAATGTTGAACGATTTTTCTTATCTCCACCAGTCATCAAAAGAAAACCATCACGTTTTCCTCCTGGCATGGTTAACTCATTCCAAATATATAACCATTCTGAATAATGTTTATCAATACGTTGACCACCAATTTCAAGTTCAATACTTTTAAGTAATCTAAGAGCAAAATATGGAACAAGTGCAACTCCTGAATTAACAGAAGGAGTTGATGCTGATGCATTATTTTTAATAATACCAGTAAAATAAATTCGATGAATAAGATCACCATTACGAGTTATCAAGACACTTACTGAAGATCCAAAATTATTAGTACCGTTGAATGATTGCTCAATAGCTTCCATAGAGAAATTAGTATGTCTTCTATAAACTACCTTAAAAAAAGTAA